CCATTTCCCCCATCCACCGCCTTAACCTTAACCCGCACCACACCTTAAGAAATACCTACTTGACAAAAACACAGTCATATGTTATAATGGAATTGATACCCATCTCACGTATTTTATGTAAACCAAATATTGTTAACAAATAACTTGACTTAACCTTAAATGTGTGATAAGATATAAGTAGGAACATTATACCTATTAACACATTAAAGAAAAAGGAGGACTCAAAATGACATTCAAGGAATTATACTTTTGCAACGACAGATGGGATGAAACATCAATTTTAACAGTAGACATTCAACCATTAGAGAGTGCCACACCAAGGAGAAAGCATTTAGCCACGCCATTACACGATTTAATGGTAAAATATGATGACTACGCTGTAGAAGCATTCAAGAACGATTGGATAATATTAAGAGAGGTATAACATGGCAAACACAATCCGTCCACGTGGCATAGACAGTGCACAAGTAGTTGAGGTAATCCGCACCAAGTCATTAATTGGTGCGGGTACTGAGGAAGACCCAGTAAGAGTAATCACCCAATACTGGTCATTCGATGGGAAATTATTAGCCCGCAATGGCGAGTGGAAATCAGAATATTAACAATTTGTTCATACTTTGTTCATATCTACATGATATACTTAAATCCTAAGGAGGTGATAGGATGTTAAAAACAATGTTTGAGCAGTTCATATCGGACGGTGCGTCATATGTCTACAAGCTACCAAATTCAGACTCACCGTTTTCAAAGTACATGTTCCGGCGTAAGGATGGTCTAGTCCTCATTGCTGAGGTTGACAGCCGACAACCCCTGATGGACATAGAAGCATTGTTACTATTCATTAACAGGGACGTATTCAAAATCATGTCCTTAAAGTTTTACTAACCAGTTGTCAATGCCCGCACTAAAATAAAAATATTAAAAGAAGCCTTCACTCAGGTTTAAAATGTCAAGCGGGTATTCACATAAACAACAAAACCATATCAAAGAAAAGGAGAAAAGCAAATGAAAGAAGCAATGGTAACAAGAACAATCATCACAACCGAGGTAATCGTATTAGGCGTAAACGAGGAAACAGGCGAGTCTGAGAACAGGGGCTTCAATATTCCTGGTAAGGTTGAAGGTTCCGCAAAGGTAACCGCTAAAGAGAAAGCCTTGAAGCTTGCAAACAAGGCTAACACTGACAAGAAGTTCCATCCAGCGGTTGTAGTAGACCTCGTATCCCACGAGAAAATCTACGGTGTGCCGATTTCCAAGTTCATGGAAATTGCAGTTAACGTGGAACGTCCAGCCAGTCAGACAAAGAAATCTAACACGTTCAGCCAGACAAATAATTCTAACTAAACTTAACAAAAGGGCTGTGGTACACTGACCACGTAAGTAGTTCGGTTGACGGCGAATAACCCATAACAAGAAAAGGAGATTAAATCATGACAATCACAAAGCAGGGCAAGGAATTTTCCAAGGTTGAGTTATACTTAATGACAGCCGACAAAGGCATTAAGTCAGTCAAGAACGTTGAAGATGGCACGACATTACAGGTCATAGGTTATCTTGAGTATGACGATGTAAATGCCAAAGGCGAAGAGTCACATCTGTTATCCATAATGGGAGAAAGAGAAGACGGAAGACAGGAAGTATGGTGCTGTCAGTCCCAGACCTTCAAGGACAGCTTTTATGAAATCGCTAACCTGTTTGGGGAAGACCATTTCGGAATCACCAAGATATCCGGCGTATCAAAATCTAACAGACCATATGTCGATTGTAAGTTAGCAATGTAGGAATTAGGGGACGCAAGTCCCCTTTTCCGTACAAGAAAGGAGTTAGTTATGATTAACATGTGTTGTGAAAATTGTTTGCATTCAGAACTATCAGCCACTGAACAGCCTTGTAGGGACTGCATTAGAACACTGGATATAGCAAATTATTGGGAAAGCTGTAACGCATATGAAGAGCAAAAGCTTGATATTTGTTGTACCACATGCAAACATAGGGAATTATCACCGGGCCGTGAACCTTGCCTGACATGTATATGCGCTGAAGAAGATTATTCTGAATGGGAAGAGAGGGAGCACAATGGCAAGAAAGCCGAAGACTACTGATATCCGCAACAAACAGTTATCAGATGTGCAAAAAGCATATCGAAAGGAACGCCAGCGTATTCAACGCCAGATAAGGCGTATGGAGCGCAGGGCATATGACGTTCCAGAACTTCTGCCAGAAATACCAAAACGTATCACGAAAGCCAGTGTCAATAGGCTTAAGAAAATCACCACTGAATACTTGTATTCCAAGTCACGCTACATAGATGTGGAGACAGGCGAAATACTGACAGGCAAGGAAGGGCGTAAACAGGAACGTAAGGAATCGGCACAGCGTTCGGCTCAGACAAGACGCGAACGTAAGGAATCAGAACAGCGAGCACAGTCAAGACAGCAACCTACGCCAGTTACTGATTATGTTGATTTTACCAGTCAGGTATTCACAGTATTCCAGATGGAAATGACTCAGATATATGGGCGAAACGAGAAGCTGTTCAATTACATAACAGCGTGGTTTGATAAGTCACTTGCTCGATATGGCGCAGAGGATTTTGCAGAAGCACTAGAGCAGTCAAAGTCAGAAGGAATGTGGCCTGGCTGGGAAGGGGTGTCTGACACTGAAATATTGGTTGGTAAATTAACAGGCATTCTTGAGTTAATAGGCGGGAGTGCTGGTGGGCGTGAGGAAATCATAGAAAGTTTGGAAGGGGCAGAAGATTGGGATATACCAGATTAACTGAGTTTATCGAACCAGAACTGCTAGAAGAGGGGACTAATAATGTGCGGACACGAAACTACACATACTTTGTGTGTGATTTTGAAACAACTGTTTTCAAAGGGCAACAATACACAGAAGTTTGGGCGGGGGCTATTGTCGAACTGTACAAAACTGATGTGGTTATTAAAAATAGTATTGCAGATTTTTTGGGCTACATCTTTAGCCTTAACATTAATGTTATTGGTTATTTCCATAACCTCAAGTTTGATGGGAATTTTATAGTAGACTTCTTACTGAGGAATGGTTACAAATGGAACCGTGTTGCAGAGGGCCGAATGAACCACAAGGATTTTAAGTGTGCAATCAGTGACCGAGGGGCATGGTATACTATAACAATAAAATATAAGAATTGCGTAATCGAATTTAGGGATTCACTAAAGCTATTGCCGTTCAGTGTTGACAGGATTGGAAAGTCATTTAAGACTGAGCATAAAAAGTTGCAGATGGAATACGAAGGATTCCGATATGCTGGATGTGTGATTACTCCTGAGGAACAGGAGTACATAGCCAATGACGTGCTGGTAGTAAAAGAAGCACTGGAAATAATGTTTGATAGAGGACACCAAAAGCTTACGATTGGTTCATGCTGTTTGGAAGAGTTTAAGAGCACGTATGATAAGCAGGATTTTAAGAACTTCTTTCCAGACTTAACAGAGGTGGAAATAGATGAACAGATATATGGAGAACGAACTGCTGATGCTTATATTAGGCACTCTTACAGAGGGGGATATTGTTACCTTGTTAAAGGAAAGGAAAACATTATCTATAACAAGGGATGGACAGCAGATATTAATAGTTCCTATCCCTCTAACATGTCAAGCGAATCGGGAAATTATTATCCTGTTGGACTTCCTCGTTTCTTTACCGGGCAAATACCTCAAGAAGCTAGGAGCATGTATTATTTTGTCAGAATACGATGCAGATTTAAAATTAAAGATGGGATGCTACCCACTGTACAGATTAAAGGAAGCTTCCTATATGTTGGAACGGATTACCTGACCAGTAGTGATTACTATGATTATAGTACAGGCACATACAAACGTTATTACATGAAAAATGGTAAACTACATGACAGTTATGTCACCATGACAATGACATGTGTGGACTACGAATTATTTTTACAGCATTATGACGTTTACGATTTAACAGTACTTGATGGATGCTATTTCAGGAAAGAGATTGGTCTGTTTGACGAATACATGTACAAGTACAAACAGATTAAGGAGAACAGCAAGGACGCAGAACGTGAACTTGCAAAGCTGTACCTTAACAACCTGTATGGCAAGTTCTCAGCAAACGACAGTTCCAGTTATAAAGTACCATACATTAATGATAAGAACGTAATAGGATTTGAGATAGTAGAGGAGCACGAAAAGAAGCCAGGATTCATCGCAGTAGGTTCAGCTATCACATCATACGCAAGGAGGTTTGTTATAAATGCATGCCAAGCTAATTACCACGGGAAGGATAAGGACGGTTTCATATATTGCGATACGGATTCCATTCATTGCAGTGGGAATCCTGAGGACGCCAAGGGAATTAAGATTCATCCTACAAACTTCTGTGCATGGAAACTCGAAAGTTATTGGGACAAAGGGATTTTTGTTAGACAGAAGACGTACATTGAGCACGTGACACATGAGGATGGAGAGCCAGTTACACCATTCTATAATATCAGATGTGCTGGAATGTCTGAACGAGGTAAGCAGGAGTTTTTAGAAGAGCATGATATACAGGACTTCAAGGAAGGACTTAAGCTTAACAAGGGATTGAAGCCTGTCAGAATGCCAGGTGGGATTGTATTGGTAGAAAAGGGATACCATATGACTAAAAAGAACGTGAATAAGTTTAAGGAGGATTAACATGGAATATTATAGATGTGGGATATGTGGATGTTTTCATGAAATAAAAGAATTTTATCCATTTGACGGGTATCTGGGAGAAAGTTCTCAGTATGAATATAAATGCGATACCTGTCAGTATAAGATACAGGCACCAAGAGAACAGATAATAAAGAATGTATTAAAACAGATGAATTAACAATATTTGCGCAAGTATTGTTAAAGGGTGGATACAATATCCACCCTTTCTATATCTAAACACATGGTCTATCAAGTGGGCTACCAAAACCCTATGCCCTACAGGACGTTTTTACACGCTGGTTCCCCGTAGCGGTAAGTGATAGATAACACGTGCAGATACTAATATGAAAGTAACCTTATCATCATCTGTTTACTGTCAAGGTTCTTAAACCTGAAACAACCCTGATTAAACAGCATCCTGAAATGATTTATAATTAAAGCGTTCTTGGCAATCATGACGTAGTTAATGTTGTGGTCATCCGTGGTAAGCGAAAGCTTATTAGGGAAACTACTATCATATCTATCAGTTACATACATGATACCTAGTGATTCATACTCGTATATAGCGTAATGTTTGTTAAGATACTTAACAGTATAGCAGTACCTTCCACGCCCATCCGGCTTATCAATGAATGCGAAGTTATCATTAAGATAGACATTCTGCGAAGCATAAAGCACATAGTCACTTTGTGCAAATGCGCGGTTGAATCCTGATTCAAGTTGGGCGTTGCTGGCTGATTCAATGAATCCCTGTTCCAGAACAAAGCCGTCACCTCTCAGGAAGTTTGTATCCTTTTTCAACCTGTCACTGATTCCTAACATTGAATAGTATGGATTAAGCAAACTTACTGTATTACCACACATATAAACAGGGACATAACGTATCTGTTTACCATTACCTCGTGCCACACTGGTATGAACTGATAACAGTTTCCTGATTTCATCTGTGCAATATTTATTTGTCTCAGATTGAAATTCATCCATCATCATTCGGTCTACGTCATTAAACATATGACTGTATTTTTTGATTGCGTCCGCGTTATTAAGCGCGATTGCATACCCACAAGGTTCATCATTTAGGAACAGTTCATGGAAGATTCCTTTAGCCATAGGTTTACTTGACATTTCGTCATTAGGGTAAAATAGGCCATGGATATCCTTAAAGAACTTTTCAGCCACGTCTGATAACTCATAATTGAAACGGTAGATAAGGCAAAACTTACCCTGTCCATTTTTGAACTTCTTAACAAGATAACGGTTGAACCATGTTGTCTTACCACCCGTACGGTTCGTGGTTACCATGAACAGTTCAGGGTTTTTACCATTAATGTCTTTCATGGACAGTAGCTTTGTCCCATCGTAGTAAGCCATGCCTAACCTCCTTGAATTATAATATCTCTTATTATTGTAGCACATTCCGCTTGACAAGTCAAGTACTTTTTGATATAATAAAAGGTAGAAAGGAGAATGTATATGCGGTTATTATATTTTGAAACAGCAGAACCAAGTTCCGTTGCATCTATCGTATTACCATTTGGTGTAAAGAAATGTAAAATACGAGCAGGAGCCGGAACCTTACCAGTAACTGGTTTAGGCGTTGTTAGTGCGGGAGCTTTTAACACATTAGGGGATTATACTTTTCCAATTATAAACGGTTTAAGCCCTAACACATTTACGTTTAACAATACTTCTACAACTGCAACTCAATTATATGTATTAGTAGAAGAACTTGGCGGACTGCCTGACCCGGATTATTTTAACAGGGAGGTGAAACCATACTAATGAACGATATCGTAAGCATTATCAGCACAGTAGGTTTCCCCATAGCCCTGACATTAATACTGCTTTGGTACATTTATGATAGCAGTAACAAACACAAGGAAGAGATTGACAAAATGTCAGAAGCCTTGAACAACAACACGTTAGCATTAACTAAGTTGCTGGACAGAATGGAGAGAGACAAGGATGTTTAAGGGAGTAGATGTTTCACGTCACCAAGGAGTAATTGATTGGGATAAATTCCTTGAGGATGAACATTCAGATTTTGCCATCATACGAGCAGGGTTTGGCAATAACAACATTGATGCACAAGCTGTGCGGAATGTGGCAGAATGTGAAAGGCTGGGAATACCTTATGGTTTATACTGGTTCAGCTATGCACTAACCCCAGAAATGGCAAGAAGAGAAGCAGAGTATTTAGCTGATTTTGTGGGTAGCCACAAACCATCATATCCGTTGGTGTATGATTTCGAGTATGACAGCGTGACACATGCTGTTAGGAACGGGATAAAAATAACCCGCGACTTTGTGCTTAACTGCACGGAGCAGTTCTGTCACAGGTTAGAGGAACTTGGTTTCTATGCCATGTTCTACTGCAACAACGATTATTACCAGCGGTATTACCAAGCCAGCAAGGTCGCAGAAAAATACGACATGTGGTACGCGCGTTATGCCAGCTCACCAGGAAGACCTGTGACATTGTGGCAGACCAGTGAATCAGGCAGGGTAAAAGGAATACAAGGGAAGGTTGACCTTGACCAGACGGAACGGGATTATCCTAAAATCATTATTCGCAATGACCTTAATAATTGGAAGGATGCATTACATGGCTAACATTCAGCTTTCATACAACTGGGCAATTGAAACATGTGGTAAACCTAATGTGGGTTACTCACAGCAGTACCGCAACCAGCGCACTGTTAACGGGATAACTTATTATGACTGTTCCTCATTTGTCTGGTATGCCTTGATAGCTGGAGGGTTCCCCGTAGAGGAACTATGGGGAACATGGCCTTTCACTACTGGAACCATGGCACATGTCCTTACACAGTTGGGATTCACCTTACACAATCCTACGGATGTATGGGTGCCAGGGGATATACTTATCAGGACGAACCACACGGAAATGGCGTTTGACCAGACCAGGACAATGGGCGCGCACACAAGTACGGTGCCACTGGATGACCAGGTATCCATCAACGCCAATGATTCACGTAACAATGGGTGGTTACAACTGTACAGGTGGGAGTCAGGCGCGCAAAGCGAGTGGATTAAAGGTAACCGATATCTTGCGATTGGCGAAATGCAGAACAACGCAACGATACAGTTCGCGTACTTTTTAGACCATGGCTGGACACCGAACGCTGTAGCCGGAATGCTGGGAAATCAGCAGGTTGAGTCAACCTTAAACCCTGGCATATGGCAGAACTTAACGCCTAACCCCTCCCTTGGCTGGGGGTTAGTGCAATGGACTCCTTCAACCAACTTCACCGACTGGGCAGATTCACACGGTTACGCCCACGATGACGGTAACGCGCAGATGGAGTGGATAGACTCCCAGACAGTACCGTTCGGTCAGTGGATACCAACAACCATGTATCCTGAGACATTCGCGGAATTTAAGGCTAGCACACAAACGCCTGAATATCTAGCAGACTGTTTCCTGAGGAACTTTGAACGTCCTGCTGAGATACCACAGCCGGAGCGACAGGAACATGCCAGATACTGGTATGATTGGTACGAAGGGGAATACGTGCCACCACCTAACCCTCCAATGGATGGGAAGGAATGGAGACACAGATTACCGTTATATATGTACATGAAACGATTTTGAAGCTTGTTCCGCTCGTTAGAGCGAGAACCTGCGCGCACATCAGTGCGCTTCAACTTAAAGAAAGGAGAGTAAGATGGCTGTATTAGACAGGGATAAGTTCTTTGAGAGGATTAAGGAACGCCTGGGAGAAGATGACTCAGATGAGACATTATCCTACCTTGAGGATATCACCGATACCTACGAGGATATGGAACGGCGTTCCAGACGTGAGGATGAGGAAGACTGGAAGTCAAAATATGAAAGCCTTGACGGCGAATGGCGCAAGCGTTATCGTGACAGGTTCTTTAGTTCCCGTGAAGAAGCAAAAGAGGAACAGGAAGAGGATATCAAGGATGACGGAAAGAAGCGTAGCTTTGAAACTTTGTTTGAGGAAAGAGAGGGAGAATAATGCCAGTTAAACCAGAAAAAGTATCAATGGAGACAGTAAACAACAACGCGTCCGCTATGTATGTCGCGAACAATCCGGATGTAAATACAGAGGGTGTGAGTAAGTTAAGGCTTGCTACCGCAGAAATCCTTAACACGATTAGGGATAATGCTTCAGCAAACTATAGGGATTATGTTCCCGTTGCAGACCCAACCGACCAGCAAAGTGTAAGGAACATTGGTGGAATCATCATGAATTATCCTGCATTACAGAATGAATACCTGAATGCACTCATGAACAGGATTGGTAGGGTTATCATAACATCCAAGCTGTTTTATAACCCATGGTCTGGACTTAAGAAAGGTCTGCTGGAATTTGGTGAGACAGTCGAAGAGATTTTCGTTAATATTGCAAAACCATTCCAGTTCGACCCCGCGGTAGCTGAGAGCGAGGTATTTAAGAGGGAGATTCCAGACGTGAGGGCGGCGTTCCACATCTTAAACTACCAGAAGTTCTACAAGGCAACCATAAGCAATGACCAGCTTCGCCAGGCGTTCCTGTCATGGCAGGGTATCACCGACCTGATTGCTAAGATTGTGGACAGCATGTATACAGGTGCAAACTATGACGAGTTTCTGACCATGAAATACATGTTGGCACGCAACATTTTACAGGGCAGGATGAATGTTACAGAAGTTGCTCCCGTAACAGCTGATAATGCAAAGACAATCGTGTCCACGATTAAGGGTGTAAGCAACGTTTGGGAGTTTCCGTCAACGAACTACAACCTGTCCGGCGTAACCACGCAGACAGATAAGCGTGACCAGATTATCCTGCTGAACGCAAAGTTTGATGCTGTGATTGACGTTGAAGTTCTGGCTGTGGCGTTCAACATGGAAAAGGCTGAGTTTATGGGTAACAGAATACTTGTAGACAGCTTCGGTGCGCTTGATACCGCTAGGCTGAACCTTTTGTTTAAGGATGACCCAAACTATGTGCCACTCAGTCGGGCAGAACTTTCTGCACTGGATGCAATTCCGGCTGTCATGGTTGACAGGGATTGGTTCATGATTTTTGACAACTTCTACAACTTCACTGAGAACTACAACGGACAGGGGCTGTACTGGAACTACTTCTATCACACTTGGAAGACGTTCAGCGTTTCTCCGTTTGCCAACAACACGGTTTACGTTGCAGGAGCACCAACCGTTACCAGCGTTACTGTTACCCCAGCTACTGCTACAGTGCTTAAGGGGCAGAGTTTACATCTGACAGCCAATGTGGTTACAACTAACTTTGCGCCGAAATCTGTAACCTGGTCAATGACCGGAAACACGTCACAGGATACGCATATTGACATTTATGGTAATCTCTTTGTGGCAGAAGATGAAACTGGAACTACAATCACGGTTACAGCAACGTCCACATTCGATAACACCAAGACTGGTACTTCTACAATCACGGTAGGGGCGTAATATAATGGGGAACTTCGGTTCCCCTTTCCAACAAAGAGAGGTATTTAAATGTATGTAGCACCAAACACTAATGTGCGGATACTTAAAAACGTACCATTAGATAACACATACCGTAATACGATTTACTTTTCAACCGCTTCGGCGCAGACCGCTTATTTTTCCACGCTTACAAAATATAACAATCCGGCACTTACTTACGTGAATATGAATGAGCCTATCATGGTTGGGATTAATGCTGAAAACCTGTATGACTGTAACTATATCATGTTCCAGAACGCATCCTTTGGCACAAAGTGGTTCTACGCTTTCATTACAAGCGTAGCATATGAGAACAACGAAACATCAAGGATTACCATGGAAATTGATGTTATGCAGACATGGTTCTTTGACTATACTGTAAACCCATCCTTTGTAGTTAGGGAACATTCACTGACAGACGCAATCGGTGATAATCTTGTTCCAGAAGACCTTGAACTTGGTGACTACATCTATGATACAGCATTCAGGTCCGAACAGATGAATGACTACAGCACAGTAGTCGCCTGCACGGTTGACAGCACAGGTCAGCCAGGAACTAGCACGGGTGGTTACGGTGGAATATATTCTGGGTGTTGGCTTCACGTATTTGACAATTTCCCAGCAGTTGCAGTATTCCTTGACCAGCTTGTTAATGATAACAAGGCTGATTCCATTGTCTCTGTATTCATGATGCCATCAAGCTTTACTACTGCAATGGGTGCGCCCGCTAAACATTATACTGTTGAACGGGATAAACAACGCGGAAACATTGACGGATATGTTCCAAAGAATAATAAGCTGTTTACTTATCCATACTGTTTCTTATATGTAACCAATCTAATGGGAAACAGCGCAACCTATAAATATGAGTATTTTAACTCCGCAAATTGTGTGTTCGATATTGGGATGGATATGTCCCCAAACCCCACAGGTTTTCTTACACCGCTAGGTTATAAGAATGTGGGGGCTAACTACAACGAAAGCATATCAATCAGTGGTTTCCCTCAGTGTTCATTCACCACCGATGCTTATAGGGCTTGGCTAGCGCAGAATGGAACCAGCTTCACAGTTGATATGTTAGGTTCGGCCATGGCGGCTTCAATCGGCGTATTGTCAGGCGGAACTATCGGGGCAATAGGCGCGGTTGGTGGAATCACAAACGTGGCTAAAACATTAGCCAGGGTGAACGCTATTTCCACACAACCACCACAGTCACATGGCTCTCAGTCAAACACTGCACAGGTCGCTTTTAACATTAAGGATTTTTGGTTCCTTAACTATCATATCAGGGCTGAATTTGCCATGATAATCGATGATTACTTCAACGCATATGGATACGCAACACACCGTGTTAAGGTTCCTAATAGGTCGCAACGCCCTCATTGGAACTATGTGAAAACACAAAATAGCAACCTGACTGGCAGTGTCCCAGCCGAAGATATGGCAAGATTGCGTGGTATTTATGACAACGGTATTACCTTCTGGAAAAACGGCTCAGAGGTAGGAAACTACAGCTTGGATAATAGGGTAGGGGGTGGAACAAATGGGCAGACGTAGTAAAGGCGGTTCTATAAATGCTCAGTCACCTGGCGGTGATAGGCAGTTCTGGAACGCCAAGAAGGGCAATGACTGGACATTTATCCAGTACTATAACAGACTGGTTGACCTGTGCATAAGTCAGTTCGAATGGGTGAACTTACCACCCACATGTGATAGGCGGTTCCTTGAACTTGCATTGATGGCGGATGGTATGGCTGTATTCTTTAGGGACGAGGTAATGGGATACCTGACATTACAGTGCATGATTTCCGGCCCTCTTGATGTATATCGGATACCAATCCTTCGCAGGGCTTATGCTAGTAACGGCTATCAGATGCCACTGGATAATCTTAACAGCGTGTTGATATTCAACAATTCATTACATGTGAATAGCCAGCTTGACATTGAAATGTATGCGTGGAGACTGTACGAGGTACAGCGGGCTATTGACACAAATGTGAAGCTTCAAAAGACACCGAAGATAATCAAGTGCTCAGAATCACAAAGGTTGACTATCGTTAATTTGTTCCAGCAGTATGCAGGAAACTACCCGTTTATTTTTGCAGATAACGCCATGAACCTACAGGGACTTGAATCGCTTGATATATCAGCACCTTACATTGCTGATAAGCTTATGGTGTTAAAGCAGTTGATATGGGACGAAGCCATGACATATCTTGGAATATCGAACACGAATACATCCAAGAGAGAGCGGCTTAACACGTCTGAGATATCAGCGGGTATGGGCGATGTAGAAGCGCAACGGTATACGCGCCTGTTAGAACGCGAAATAGCGTGCGAGAGAATCAATGCAATGTTCCCAGATGTTAATCTATCAGTCAGATATAAACAGGTGATACCTACATTGCCTGAGGATATCACAACTGAAACAGAAAGCGAGGTGGTCGAGGAATGAGCACATTCACAACACAGATTAGATTCATATGCGAGTCAAAAGCTGGCTTAAATGAAAGTGTTGGTTATGACAATATCGCACAGGTTATAGAAGGAGCAAGGCCAGCTATCTTCGACTTCCCATATCCGATATTCGATGAAACATACCGTGCAGTACTTGAAACTAAAATCCTTAAACACTATTACACACGGGAGATTGGGGAAGAGACATACGGTTTATGGAAGTTAAGGCTTGATACCAAGATGAATGAAATCATGCCTTACTACAATCAACTTTACAAGAGCACATTGTTAGAGTTTAATCCTCTATATGATGTAGACATTAACAGGACACACAACGCAACAAGAAAAGGCACTGAAATTTTAAACGGGAATGTGGATACAAACGGACAGGTGATTACTTCAACAAATGCTAACAACACAACCACAAGCGACAATAATACAGACCAGACTGGCACAAACGGAAACACTGATAAATATTCTGCAACCCCGCAAGGTGGATTAGATGGGTTGGCACAGGATAAATATCTTACAAACGCGCGGATGATTACAGGCAACGATACCTTAAACAGCAAAACTCACTCCACAACAGACGATATGATTGACAGCACAACTGACACGTCAACTAACATGACCACCGCTACAAAGAACAATACAACTATTAACAACACTGAGGATTATTTAGAGTCAGTTAAGGGTAAACAGGGAACACAGAGTTATGCGAGCATGATTCTTGAGTTTAGGGAAACGTTCCTTAACATTGACATGATGGTCATCAATGACCTCAGTGATTTATTCATGAATATCTGGACAGGGGGTTATCCATTTTGATTACTACGTCAAATTTTCAGAGCATTAGGTTATTACGTAATTGGTGCATGTTGACATTACCAACAGTGTTTAACGATGCACTCAGTTACAACGAGCAGGTTTGTACACTGACAGAAGCTTTAAACCAGCAGGGTGAAATCATTAAGGGACTGCCTGAATATATCGAGCAGATTGTTAAAGAACTGCTGGAACAGGCTGGGCTTGAGGATATTGTTAAACAGGTACTGGCGGATTACTTCTTTATCAACGTTAAAAACCCTCCTGCGCCACTTGCGCCAGCTATCGGTGACGGTGTTGCGGATGACACTGTGGCTATACAAGCTATGATTAACTATGTGGCAGGTAAGACAAACTATCTGTTCTTTCCGGCTGGGACGTACAGCGTTCAGGGGTTGACTATGGTTGATGGGGTATCGTTGATTGGTCTTGATAGGTTTAAGACAATACTCATGTTAAGGTCTGCGAGCAATAAGGATTTGCTTACAGGAGATTTGGGTAACTGCACGATTGCTAACATTATGCTTAACGCTAATATGCCAGGACAGACGGCAAACTGTAGTGTTTATAGCGGTACTGTTAACGACATGATGATTGGTAATGTCATATTCAAGAATGGCTATAATATGTTAAGCTTGGATGTGGATGGAACCGTGCAGATTGACAATGTGGTGTTTGATGGGGTACAGGGTAGTGGATTAAGTCTGGGTGGTTCAAAGACTATGATTAACAACATAGAATTTGTAAGAAACTCCGCGCTTAATGCAGGAACTTTGCTTACTATAAGCGGGAATAACAACATGGTTACAAGCTTGCTTAATACTGAGTTTGCTACTAACGGTGTTGTGCTTAATGGTAGTGATAATATTGTTGAAGGATGGATGAGTGGAACAACTACCCCACTGACAGATACTGGGACTGGTAATAAAGTGTCCCTGTATACTGGGGCGGATAAGATTGTTAAGACTGGAAATCTTATTGAGACAGAAACTGGAAACAGAACGATTGATGTAGGTGGACAGGTGAAAGAAACTATAACTGGCTCAGAAACAAAGAACATTGGCGGTAGTTATACGGAAGTGTTGATAGGGAGTCATGCGGTTACGGCTGGAGAGGATTATACTATAAATGGACATAATATATCATTAACAGCTAGCGAAACCTCAAACTTAAATGGAAATAATATATCTTTAACGGCTAGCGAAACCTCAAACTTAAATGGAAATAATATATCTTTAACAGCCAGCGAAACCTCAAACTTAAATGGAAATAATATATCTTTAACAGCCAGCCAAAAAACCACTATAAACGGATTAGACGTTGTACTTAATCCCACTAATCCTTTAACATATAAAACGCCTACCAGTTTAGATGAAAACTTTAAAAGTGTAAAAATGAAAGATATTGACGGAGTAGAATACGACGTGTTAGTTTATAATGGAAAGCTAAACCTTGAAGGAGATTTTGCCAATATTGTAGACTATGGAGCAATACCAGAACAAGATTGTACTACTGCTATAAGAGACGCATTTGCTAGTAATAAAGGAACAGTATATATACCACCCGGCAACTGGTTATTAAATGGAACCGTTACAATCACAAATAAAAACGTTATTTGCGATGGAAATATATCATACACCGGAAGTGATAAATTCGCTTTTATAGTAACCAGCAATAACTTATACTGGAAAGGCGGTGTTGTTGCGTGCAGGTCAACTAATGTGACAGCGGATGTTTATGGATTCCTTCTTGCTCTTAATTATAACCCAACAACAAAAACCTGTGACTGGGGTATAAGCTACACAATGGAAGGAATTTCAATGTGGGCGTGGGAATATGCTGTGGTAGGGATGCAAAACTTTAACTGTAGATTTTCATCGTGCAGATGGAATACGGGTGGCGCATTTTATGGATTAAATTTCATGAACGGTACACATAATGATAACATCTATAATGGTCATACAACATTTGCCAACTGTTATTTTGTAGAAAGTAAAAGATTCGCTGGAGATACTAAACAAAGAGCATTAGTAACCTTGGCAAGCCCTAAGGAATACTATTTTGATAATGTATCCTTTGAAACTTGTCCCTATGCTATTAATATATTCCGAAGCGACTCAGTATTGCTAAACAATCAGTTTAATCTGTGCCACTTTGAAGGAATAACACAAAATGCTTTTGTATCAATTCCAATTAATGACCCATACAATAAGCCATACGATAGAGCATACGCTGTTTCAGTTAACTGGACTAATACATTTTGTAGGTCTATGCCAGGAAAAATGAATGCATTAAGCCCATACTGGAGTAATACCATAGAAGACGTTCCTTGGATTGAAAATAACGGAACTTCAACTAACTATTATAAGGATTTAGTTAACGCTAATACTTCCACTTACCCGGTTATGGGTAAAAGAGCATCATGGGGTGGGCATTCATTTCCAATTGAACGAGTATTCCCAGATTTATCAGCAATTAATACATTAAGAACTAACTGTAAAACAATACTGTTAAACACAACTAAAAAAACTTTAAGATACAGCACATTTAATCTTTTTGGTTTCGATGGTAGTACAAGTGGAGGTCTGCATAGAGTTACAATTTATGCTTACGCATATAACACAACAAATTCTCTCTATGGAATTTATGAGGGTTGTGTATTTGATACAGGAAAAGGTTTTGTAACTACAATTAAGGAGATTAAGACGAATGCTAGCATAACCGATTTTACTATTACCGGAAATGGTGGAAATGACCAGTTGGACGTTAATTTTAATCTTGGTAATACTTATACAAATGCTACTATATTTATAACAGGCGATGTTATTGGGATTAATCCTAGCTAAAAGGAGATTATTATGGAAAATTATAAGATGATTGAGGAAGTTAAGGATAGGGCTGTTAGAAGAACAGGTGATAGTACCGTAATTACGAATGAAGATATGGTAGGTAAGATTGAGTGGCGAGAAGGTGAGAGTAGTTACTATGGTGATTTTGTAGATTACCATGGGCCGAAGGGGTATAGAAGCGAAACAGAAGACGCTAAAGGTAGTACTGCTTATTAAGGTAATTGGGGAGAGCAATCTCCCCTTTTATGTTAAGGTAAGTTAGTAATATTGGTTTACATAAAATACGTGAGATGGGTATCAATTCCATTATAACATATGACACTGTTTTTGTCAAGTAGGTATTTCTTAAGGTGTGGTGCGGGTTAAGGTTAAGGCGGTGGATGGGGGAAATGGTAAC